TTCAATATGCTTTTCTATACTTTCCATTTCTTATAAGATAGAATCTCTGACAATATTTAGCCTAGTATAGCAATGTTCTGCACTAATGAGGTGTGAAACATCGCAAACTAAGTACTTTCCAGTCTTTTTCTTAGACACGGACTTACTTAGTTTAGCAGATACTTCAGGAAATGTGCAATGAATCATATCACCAGGATAGATTTCAAAGTCACCGTAAATAACAATCTCTGCACGATATAAGAATGCTTGATTATAACGTGCAATAGATTTTCTAATGATTGCATTAATGTCAAGTGTTGGTTCTTTTGCAAACTCTAATTGCTTTTGAAGACTACTTCCTGGAGGTAAAACACCTGTATTAAATAGTTGATTGATAACTTTTGTCTGTTCTTCTTCAACGTTTAAGTGAGTTCCAACCTTTGGTTTTTCCTTCCCAGTATTATTATCACCATAAGTATCACTACTATTGAATTCATTTTGTGTATACTTATTAGTATAATTATCAAAGGTCTCAAGTTTAGACTTCGTTAGAGAAGATGATTGCATAATGTTTGTGATATTCATATTATGATTAAAACTTACATTAAGAATCTTGTTAGTAAATCCTTCAGGTATACGTGTGGCATTGTTATATACCATCTTTCTCTTAGGTTCTTGTGTTAAAAGTTTATCAATTGACTTGAAATGATATCCATCTATAGTATTATAGAAAAAGAAACCAGAACTACTTGGATAATCTTCTGGAATTGATTTTGGTGCTAGAGATGTGCAAAAATCTAATGGATTATCTGCAATAGATCCATTAATTGGAAGTCTATTTAAAGTTGGATGAACATGAATATCTTGTTCTGTTTTGAGATGATCAGTTAAAACTTTCCTGACAATCTCATGTATCTTTCCCTCAAAGTGTTTACTGGGTGATGAACTATTGAATTGCATTTTGATATAGTCATCAGAGCACAAATTAACATTCACCATTTCTGACATAGTATCAGAACTAGAGTACTTAACATTCTCAACGGACAATTGCGTTTTTATTTCTGCACCATTATTATCCACAAGTGTCAACTTAACTTTCTCACCTGTAGTAAGATTAATATCATCAGGTTCATCTATACTTGTAGTCTTTTCACTACCTTTATCCCTATAACCAGTGTCTAATAATCTAAAACTAGCTCTAACACTATCATCAAGAAGACTTTGATAAAATAATATATGAGTAAAGGCAGACTTACCAGTCAGTCTTAACTCACCGTTATAATTAGAATAAATTACAAATTCTTTTATATTTTTAAATTCTTCTGACATTTTATGTAAATTGAGGTGTTGGCATTATTGAACCGAATGGATCAGACTGTACCTGTTTCTCTACAAGTATTGGTTGGAGAGTAACTAGTGTGGAAGATCCCTCCTCATATTGTGTTTTAGTTTTTAAAATATCACTATTTAGATTAGAAGCAGCAGATGTTGGAAGAATATTGCCAGCAGATACAATTGTTGCACCTTTATTAGTAGATGCTTGCGTTTGTGTATTTAATAATTGTGGGAAATTTCTTTCCAAGTATTTTCTAATTTTAACTTGACCCTTAATTACACCACCGTTATCATCAAATTCAGGAGCACCTTTATATAAGAAGAGTTTGTCATAAGGTTCTCCGATTGCACCTCTACCTCTCATATAATTACCAACACCACTTAAATTCATTTTAGCAAGATTTCCTGCTTCGTTGGTATCTAAGAATGTTTGTAAATTTGTCTGCGACTGAGTTTTATTATTTCCTTTATTTTGTCGTGGATCTGCTGAAACAAGTTTTTTCCAATGTGTTGGTGGATTTGCTGGTGGTGGATCGTTTCTTCCTCTTTGAGATGCATAATGATAAAAATTGCCTCTAGAAGAAAATTTAACATCTCCTGGACCCATATTAGGATACTCTTTTGTTCCTTTAAAATCTGTTCTACCATTTAATAATCTAATAGCTTCAGCAATCTTATCTTTATTTGCCTCTAGTCGTTCTGCTAATTGAGGTTCTCTTCTGGCTCCACCATCCGAATATGCAGCATATTGACCAGGTGCAGTGAAAACACCCATAATAGTACTTGGATGCTTTGGATCAGCAACTCTGGTTAAAATATTTGCAGCAACTCCGAACTCATCATCAGTTCCTCTTTGTGCTTCTCCAGAAACAGCATATGCAAGATCACTAAAATCTTGATCTGTTAAGTTTTTAAGTTTTAAATTACCAGATCCAAGACGTGATACTTCTCCAGGAGCTCCAGAAGGTCTTCTACCTCCTGCACCATTTGTTCTCGTAGTTTTTTCTTTTGGTGCTGATGTTTCTGAGAAAAATGCTTTTCTTAAAATATCATATTTTTTGAATATATTGAGATCAAATGGGTTCAACAATGTTGCCCATCCACCAAGTTTAAGACCTAAAAATTCTGGTCCTTTCATATTTTGTATATTTTTAATCCCTTTAAACAACCAATCTTTGACTAAAGTTGCACCATCAATAACTTTTTTAATATCATTCTTAAGTTTTTTCCCCAGTGCTTCTGGACCACCTCCCTTCAATAAGATATAAAACAAATCACCAACATACTCACCAACAAAAGTTCCAAGAAGTGTACCAAGAACTGGAATTGGAATGAATGAACCTAAGAAACCACCAAGTGCAGATCCACCTGCAAGGAACAATGCTTTGTCAAGTTTACCTGTCTCCATGTAAGTGGAGATACCAACAATCAGTGGTCCAAGAACTGGTATTCTTCCTAGGAATCTACTTGCACCTCCAGCAGCAAGTCTATTAAATCCAAGTCTTGTACCACGTCCTAAGATACGTGTTTGTAAACGACTTGCAGATCTTCCAAGTCCTCTATTAAAGATTCCACCACGAGTTGCACCAGGACCACCACGTAATCCAGGACCTGCTGCTCTTGGTTTAATTTTTCCTGCATCAATTGCTTTTTGAACTGCGTTTCGAGCAGCCTCAGAACTCTTACCATTCTTTAGAGCATTCTGATAAATTTTTGCAGCAGAATTACCATATCTCTTTTCAATAAGCTTTGTTCTTTTATCTCTTGAAAGGTAATCTCTAATCGCAGAAGATCTTCCTCGTGGGGCTCCCTTAGGAAGTGGTTTAATACTTCTACCAAGCGGACCCTTTCCTGGTGCTTGTCCACCAACAGGGACACTCGTAGGAATTCCTGCCATTGTAAGAATAATGGCAAGATTCAAATATTTCTTTAATGCACTAGTAAACTTATCAAACTCTTTCGTAGCACCGTCACCACCAAGAGCATCAATCTCTTTTCTAATAGCATCTTCTACACCAAAGACACCTCCAACTAGTGATACAATTCCTCCAAATATATTCGTTGTTAGAGCACCTAGAAAATTAGTTACAGGAGCAGTAAACTTTAAAAATGCTAAGAACTTATCATAATTATCAAGTAAAAATAATACAAATTTACCAAGTAAAATATTACCGATAAAGTTTTGAATTGCATCAAAAATACTAGTAGGTGCTAATTTTTTAGCAAGTCCTGCACCTTTTCCCTTTATCTTTGGGTTTTCTAGTGCAGTTTCTTTCTCTCTTCTTCTTACCTTTTCAGATCTCTTACGAGTTTTCTCTGCATACTTTTTATCATTCGCAATTTGTTTTCTAAGAATATTTTCAATAGATAATAAATCCAATCTTAGTGTCTTAAATTGAGTCTTAACACCACCCGTTTTTCCTTTTCCTTTTCCTTTTACAGACTCAACTTTATCAACAAAGTTGTCAAACTTTATTGTTTTCTTACTATCTGATAGTGCAGTTATCTTATTACCTTTTACAGCAATAAGACTTAGTGATCCACTTGAACCTGGAAGTAGTTTTTGTGAGTCTATTTTCATCCGATTACTCCGTAAGTCTCAAGTTTTTTAGATCTTGAGGCAATACCAAATGCAGATCTAGATGGGAAACTAGGTTCAGTAGTATTTGATTGCGGCAACTGGGTATCACCACCAATACTTTGTGCAATAGGTGGTAATGTAATCATCTTAGAAGAACCAGTCATAGGTGCTTCTGGAATAATTGTGTTTACATTCTTCTGAAGGTCTGGTTCAATAGAAGATTGATTACCAAAAATTGTATTGATAGGTTTCATATAAATTCCAGACAATCCTTGAGTATCTGTTAAGGATCTAATAAGACCTTTTGGACCTGCGGCAGCAGCTGCAGGTCTTGATACTGATTGCGTTTGTTTTGGTTTTGGTTTTGGTGCCACTTTCGGTTGCAGCATCATTGGCACTGGAGCAGCAGTATTTCCTCGTTCCATTTGGTATTTGCTACCTTCATCATACCAATGTGAATGGAAATTGTATGATGCACCTCTCAATACATCACCTGCTTTCATATTTCCCTGTTCAGATGTGCCTAGAAAATATGCCCTACCACCAACATGCTGTGCTGCCTTTGACTGTAGTACTGGATTAGTCAATACTTTTTCAGTTTCATTAAGTTGATTCATCGCATCTTGATATGACCAACCATATTTTCTACCTTTAGTTGAATTCATAACTGCAATCGCAGCAGTATTCTTATCAGTAATATTTGCCCAATCTCCAGGATTATCAAATGTTGGTGCGAATTGTCGTGGTGCAATAATCATATTCTTCAAAGTATTACTTCTTTGCATATAATTTCTACCATACTCATTACCAGCATACAATCTATTGTAAAGACTTTGTGCAACATCCACTCTACCTTGTGGTTTATCATCTTCGAGAGATGCAATTCCTAGCAATGACGCATAGTCAGCAGAACTGATTTGTGGACCTCTAGACTTACCGATCGGACCACCACCAGCAGCATATGTAATACCGTCAATAAACTTAGGTTTATTTGTGCCACCTGCAGCAGCATTAAGACCCATTAGATTATCAGCACCAATCTTATCAACGGCACCTTTACTCATAACAAACTCACCAGGAGTTAGCATTGCTGGAATTGTATCTGTTCCTAAGTTTGGTAGTGCTCCACCACCAGATAAACCAAGACCTCCTCCCAAGTTATTAAAAGCATCTCCAATTGCACCAACAATAGAATCACGTTCTTGTTCTATCTCTCTCCTTATTGTTTCTTCTGGAACATTACGTTTATCAGATTCTTTCTTAACTTGTTTATCTTCTTCACTCTTATTCCATAGATATGCACCAAGAGCCGCACCACCAGCTAGAAGAGATGCAGCAATCAATGGATTTCTTGCAGCAAATTGCAATAACTTTGGTATTGCTTTTGTCAGAATGAACATGGTAAATTTACCAATCAATCCAATTGTTCCTCTGATGAATGCTCCAAGAGGTGTTGCAAATAATACAAATGCAGCAGTAAGTGCTGGCCACCAATCACTAATAAACTTGCCAAAACCATCTAGTTTCTTCTTATTTTCTGGATCTGACATCCAGTCTAAGAATCCTAGAACTGCCTTTCCTAAGAGAACATTTGTAACGAATCTCTTAATCGCATCAAATATTCCCAATTTAGGTGCTAATGATTTTAATTTTTTTAAGAATTTATTAGTTTTCTTTTTCTTTTCTAATTGCGATTCTTTTTCAGACCTTCTTTCCTTTTCAAGTCTTTTAGTTTCAGCATCTTTTATACTTTTAGCAATACTTGTTTGTGTCTCTAAAAGTTTTTTAATAGACTTTACTATAGGAATAATTTCCTCTAGATATTTTGATATTGAATCAGTTCCTTTCTTCTCACCTGTCTTTTCTGCAATCGTTGCTTCTTCTGTGCGAGGTTCTTTTACAATCTTAGCAGTTTTTAATAGTTTTTGTGGTTTAACTTTTGCAGAAAGACCACTCTTATCAATAGATATTTTTTTCTTCTTAACTTTAAATCTACCAGTCTTTCTTCTAGCTCTCTTAAATTCCTCAGTAAGTAATTCTACTTCTTCAGAAGGCAACTGCTGCTTTAACATTCTATTAGCAGCAACTCTTTCCTTTAAGAGAGAAATGTAAGTTGCATAGTCAATATCAAATACTTCTTCTAATCCAAGTAATCTTAATATTCTTTCGTCTACTTCTTCATCAACTAGATCTTCTTGACGAGCTCCTTCATATAAGGCAAGAGCATTCTCTCTCTTTGCCTCGTCCCTTATACTTTTAAGTAACTCGTTTAGATCAGGACCCATTTGTTGTCTGCTGCTGTTTTAACTTCTCTTCTTCAAGATGCTGTTGAAGTAGCATGACATATATATCACGTTCAATCGGGATCATATTTTCAATCTCCGTTAATGAGTATTTATGGTACTGCATCAAGGCAAAATTGAGACGGAAATAATTTTCAAGATCCATATGTATCATGCCTATGCGAAAAAAGATGCTAAACCCTCAAGAACAACTTCACTTTCTACCTTAGTATTTGGATTTTTAATCTTCACAGTATGAGATAGTTTAGGCATCGTCCCAAAGAAATTCTCAACCTGTTTGAACTGAGAAGAATTCATCTGTTCTAGGAACTCTACCATTTCTTTCTTAGTACAATTCTCTGCTTCCCAAACCTCATCTTCAGTAATGACTTGAGAGATGCATGATGCAATCAATTCAAATGATTTTTCAGCATCAATGTTTTCAGTATCAAAGTTTTCCTTTACAAACTGATTCAAAGTTGGATACTTCATCTCAACCATAATTTCATCATTGAGTTTAATTTGGTTGGTGTGTCCTTCCTCTTTTTGAATCTGAATGTCCTCGACATTAATTGTTACAGGAACAGTAGTCTCACCATCATCAGGACAAATTAAATTAACTTCAATATCTTCCCCTACGGACTTACCTCTAATATTCAAGAAAAGATATTCAATATCAAAAGTTGGAAGATCCTCAATCCTAATTCCTTTTGTCTTGATACAACTTTTTATTACATTCTTCACAGCAGTTGAAATCTGTTTTGCATTTTCAGATTCCAATGCAAATAGTAAAACCTTTTCTTCTTTTACAAGGAAAGGTCTATACTCGATAGTTTCCCCTGTTGATGGCAACTTCAATTCAAATGTTGGTGTAGCAATTTTAGGTAATGGCATGATTATTCACTAATTTAATCGTGTTGTCTTATTTAGTCTGATATTAGAAGTTATTAAAGCCTAATGGAGCACCAGAAATGGAATTAAAATCTACATTACTAATATTTTTTACTGTATAATTCGTACCAAAATCTATACTTTGACCTAGTTCTAATGCTGTTTTAAAATCAATAAAACCATCCGTATTTGTAAACGCCCCAGCATACTTATTAAGATCAATATTATTTAATCTATATCCAAAAGGTGATATATATTCACCAGCACCAACAGCAGATGTATAATACTTTGTATAAGACATTGTAATTGTTACTTTCAATAATTCTGCTAGACCATAAGAAATAGGTGTAGATGAAATACTTAATGGGAATGCATTTGTAAAAGTATATGACAACCTTTGAGAATTGTCTTTCTCAAACTTTGTTATATGTAGTGTACTCGTTTGATATGATTTAGGAAACTTAACTCTATAAGATGCATTGGGGTTTGCTGGATTAAATTCAGTATCTTGCCCAATAATATATCCCATCCACATCTCAAAAAATCTAGTAATCTTATAATTACTATCTACCATAAAGGTAAAATCAATTTGATTGTCATATTGTCTTCTATATACATGCCTCTCAGTAATTCCAGATCTATCATTAGTCAACTCATGTGTTGCAAAAGATGATCCTGGCAATGTAGTATCTGTGCATGAAAGCATTATCAATAGTTCATCTTCACTTCCAAATTGAGGAATTCCTAAATTGTTATTAGATTTAATATATGACAATAAACTTTCTTCTTCTGATTGTAGACCTTCAGAAGTAGGAAGTCCAAAAAATACCTCATAATTATTTGTTGTAGCAGGACTCAATAACTGACCTTTTATGTCAGACATTCGTCTTGTCTTTGGTGATGGTGCAGTCATCTATAAATAGAGATACCTTTGTTGTACTATGTATACGACATGCCAGAGAGTTTGAAAAGTAAGTACAAACCTTCTAATATAAAGAAATATGTAGGTGATCCAAATAATATTATCTGCAGAAGTTCTTGGGAAAGAAAATTTTGTGTCTGGTGTGATATAAATGAAAATATTTTAGAGTGGGGAAGTGAAGAGTTTTGGATTCCCTATCGTTCTCCAGTTGATAACCGAGTTCACAAATACTTTCCAGATTTTTTCATTAAGGTTCGTGAAAGTAATGGGACAACTAAAAAGTATGTGATTGAAGTGAAACCGCATAAACAGACTCAACAACCAAATCCTACACCAAAACGTAGAACAAAATCTTGGTTGTATGAAGTCAAAACATATGCAGTGAACCAAGCAAAATGGAAAGCAGCAACAGAGTTCTGTGCTGATCGTTTACTTGAATTTAAAATCATAACAGAAAACGAACTTGGTATCAAGTAATGGCAAGAAAAGTCAGAGGAATAACTGGTTACAAACAATTCCCTGGTGATGAAGAATATCGTAAGTTATTTGACCTCTATCTTCAAGAAAAAAACACAAGAACAGTTGATATTGAAGATATACAAGTACCTTCATTGTCAAGAATTGATATTCTAAAAAAGAGAACAGAAACTTTCTCTGATCCTGATGATTATATGCTTGTCATTCTTGAACTCTTTGATGAAAGAGATTTGATTCCTGATCCAGGAAAATATTATACCTTTGTTTATCAAGCAAAAACGCCAAGGATTATTTATGATGAGCATCCACTAATTGCTTGTCTAAACTTACATCAATGGGGGTTTACTGGTCTTAACTTTCACTTTGAAGGAACTGAATATCCTAAAGTAAGGAATTATACTTGGCAAGAAGTTATTGGTCAGATGCATATAGTTAATAATAACGAAATTGGATATATGAAATCAGTACCATATCGTAAGTTCCGACTAAATAGCTGAATAGGAGTATTACTTAAATGGCAGAAGTACAACGTAATGTTAGAATAAAACTTGTTCCCAGAAGTAAATCTGGAGGTGTAGATAAAAAAGTATCTGTACTGAAACCCATCTATTTTCCTGCAATAATTAGTACAGACACCACGACTGGTAAATTTAGATTAAGTGTTAATGTTGCTGCTGCTAATGCACAACAGGATGATTATAAAATTATCGCAAACATGGCTGGACTTAATTCTGATTCCACTACCTTTGATAATACAGTCCAACTTGCACAAGATGGTATTTTTGGAATAGGAAATGATGGTGCAGATTTTCTTTTAACGCACCTTGAAAATACTAATAATCTCGGAGAACTTGAAAATATTGTAGGAGATCTAACATATAGAAAGGAATTTGTAATGCAAGGTATACACTATGGTGATAAAGAACAGGGTCTTTTACAAGCAAGAGAGTTGTCTGCAGGCATATTTAATGAAGAGGCAGGAATTGAAGAAAGACAAAAAATTGTAGCAGTAACAGGTAACGATGCATATGCAACTACACCAAGTGCAGAAGAAATATCTGAAGCAGAAGAATTAAAAACGGATGATAATGTTGACCCAAATAGTAGTGATGAAGATCAAACAGTCCAATTTAACGGTTTTGATGTTGACCCAGCACGTGGAGTAGATGCACAATTTGCTGGTGGTAAAAATTTTACTGATACAATCCTTTCATATCCAGAAGATTTGAGTAGAAGTCAACAAGATTATTTAAAAATCTCATGTTACATTTATAAACCCCAATCACTTGCTATTGGTAGAGTAGCATCTCGATCTGGTGCTAGTGGAACTAAAGATGGTCCTGATATATACCTACCTATTACTGGTGCTTCTGATACCAATACTGTTGGATGGGGTGAACAAAATGCAAATCCTCTTCAGATAGGACTATATCAAGCTGCAGCATCAACGATAGATGCGGATTTAAGTAATTTAGGTAATTTATTTTCTAATCTTGGAAAATCTGCAAGGGAGCTTATAAAACAAGATGAAATGTTAAGACCTGCAATCAAATCTTATTTTGCAGGAGCAGCAGCAGGTGTAAATGGAATGCTAGCCAGAACAACTGGTGCAATATTTAATCCTAATATAGTTTTACTATTCAATACTCCAGAACTAAGAAAGTTTTCATTCACATTTAGAATGTCTGCTAGAAGTGAGACTGAAGCAGTAATGATACGAAAAATTATCAGATTTTTCAAACAGCAAAGTAGACCAGGAACATCAGGAGCACAATTATTCTTGACTACTCCAAATGTATTCAAAGTTGAATATAAAGTTGCTGGTGGAGGAGTGCATAAATCAATTGGACAACCAAAAGATGCCTGTGCATTAACATCGGTTGGTGTAAATTATGTTCCTGATGGAAGTTATATGACATTTGATGATGAAGGAAGAACAATGACTTCCTTTGAACTTACTTTAGGATTTAGTGAACTTGAACCAATATATCGTGGTGATTATATTCAAGACACAGATCAAATTGGATGGTAAAAATGACAAATTATTTTAATAAAGTTCCAAATTTCAAGTACACCAATCTACTAAACGATGGTGTAGACAATAAAATTCAAGTCAAAAATCTTTTCCGTAGAGTAAAACTCAGAGAAGATTTATATGAAAACCTAAACTTCTTCACTAAGTATTTTATTATTGGTGATGAAAGACCTGATCAAGTAGCAAAAAAACTATATGACGATTCTAATTTAGATTGGGTAATATTAACCGCCAATAATATATTGAATATGCAAAGTGAATGGCCTATGCCACAAGTAGTTTACAATGATTATCTACTTGAAAAGTATGGTTCATATGAAGAACTGAATGAGTCTCATCATTATGAAAGTAAAAGAGTATTTAATTCTCGTAATGAAACTATTTTTCCATCTGGATTAAGAGTTGATTCAACTCATAGAGTACAATTTTATGATAGAGATCTAGATGTACAAGTTACCATTGCTGATGCTTCATACAGAGTTACAAATTATCAATATGAAGAAAATCTTCAAGAGAAGAAAAGAACCATTTTTATCTTGAGACCAGAGTACTTAAACATTGCTATTGAAGATCTAGAAGAAGTAATGACATATAAAAAAGGTTCCACCGAATATATCAGTGGAACCTTGAAAGATACTGAAGAGTTATTCTAGGATCATTCTTCAGCAAGTTTTTGGAAGTAGGACAGAGCATCATCCTCTTCTTCACTGTTAGAAGTATTCTCTAGTGAAGGAAGGGCAGGTTCTTCTTCACGAAACTTGGGAGTAAAGGACTGACCTTGTGCTTGAAAGGATGCTTCCTCATCCATGGTCTCAGGATCTTGATACTTGGGAACACCACGGGTGCCAAGTACATAGTCAAGACGCTTCTTAAGATCCTCATAGGTCTTGAATTGATCTGCAGCACTCAGAGCAGAGAGTGAATACTGCTTCTTCCAGATTGCTTCTAGAGCATCGTCATCGTTCAGAAGAGGACCAGGACGATCAAACTCAGAAGAATCATAGTTCCAGTAACCTGCAACTTTCTTGATCTTCAGTTTGAAGTTAGCACCCTGCCAGAAGTCAAAAGGATTGATTGGTTCTTCATCTTCAAACTCAGGTTGCATTGCTGCCATGACCTTATCAAAGATCTTCTTACCGAACTTATAGAGGAAGACTTGACCTTCGTTAGAAGGATTTGCAGTGTCCTTTACAACATAGATGTTGGCATAGTAGGACAGTTTACGTTTTTGCTTACGAACAGTTTCCTTATCTGCTTCATTACCACTGTTCCAGAGTTCACGATTATACTCTGAGACAGGATCCTTTTGACCGATAGTAGTGAGAGAGTTTTCAATAAACCATCCACCAGGACCTTGGAAAGCATGTGAGTACATCTTTGCCCAAGGGAGATCTTCACGATCAGGTGCAGGAAGGAAACGAATGACAGCATAACCATTACCAGACTTGTCTAGTTCTGGTTTCCAGAGACGATCATCTCCACCACTCTTGGTGCTCATTTTTTCTACTTCCTTGACCAGTTTAGAGGTCAGAGAACCAAGAGATGATTGCTTTTTTAGATTTGAAAAGGACATTCGGATTACCTCGGTGTGTTTGTATTGTGGCTTGTGTGCTCTGCAATTATAGCAGGCATTTTATTTAGTGTCAATCAATTTCCTGTCCGAGTTGCCCCTTAAAGGATTGAATCATCCTCCTCATGTTAGAGAAGAGTGCGTTCATATCAACGTTCTCTGACAGACCCATCATAGTCGCAGAGTCCTTAATTCTATTCTTCATTTCAATGGCATCGGAGTCATCAGATAGTGCCATCCTCATATAGAGAATCTGTTGTTTCTCCATAAGTTTTTCAAGATTATTGATATGATTGATCTTTGCTTCACGGTCCATGGATGGAAATCTAAAAACTTCAGAATATACTTTTTCTTGTAGTCTTGAAACTTCTAACATTTCATTTTGAACTACATCTGAGTCAAAGAAATTCATAGTACTAACTCCTTAAGTATTTTTTTGTATTTGAATATGTCAATATTTAGAAAAGGGATATATTTTTTAATCCTTAGACTAGTCAATTCCCAAACAGGGTCATGTAGATCTTTATCAAATTGCTTCTTGTATCCTAGAATCTTTTCTAGGATCACCATAGTTTCAATAGATACATTACCACTTAGATATTTTTTGAGAAGAACTGGGTGCCCATTCTTGGTTACAAACAATACATCAAACTTTTGATTTGCAAGAATATTTCCCATCTCCTCCCTAAAGATATAAGCTAGAGATTGATTTCTTCTTTGCCACTTAGTATAGTTTGTATTTCCTGAACGAATGATATCACCAATCCATAAGGTTTGTGGATCATCACATACAACAAAGTTAGAGACAAAAAAGTCTTTAACTTCATCATCATTCTTCTGTCTAGAAATCTTTTCAAACCAATACCTATCTTTCCTCTTGTAGAAAGATTGTAAAGATGCACGAGTTTTACCACAATACTTATGGTAATCGTATGAATCTTTTGTGAAGTGATTCTTCAGTCCAAGATAGGTTTTATAGCAATCAAATGGAGTCATCTTAATCATATAGTTTGAAAAACCCTACGCGTGAAAAATTTTGGGGATTTTTTTTCGACCTTTTTTGCAATTAAAAGTAGATTTTCAAATTGAGAGTTTAGCTCTAGTAGTTCTCTTTAGGAAGTTAAGTTCAATTGCTTCGTATTTAATTTTTTCTTTTAACGGTTTTGAGATTAGTTTAGGAATAGATTCAATATCTACCTTATTAAGTTCACAGAAATGCATTACACTATCGATATAGCTCATGTCTATATTCTTACTGTAAATCTCTTCAATATCTCTAGAAACTTTTGCCTGAGAATAGAACTTGCTTTCTAATTCTTTTTCCAACTCTGTGTTTTCTTTCTTCGGCATAATATCTGCATAGATTGGTAACATATAATAATTTCAAATCATAGTATAATTATATCAATAATTATTAAAATAGTCAAGCAAGTTTGTCTTCAACAAACTTTCTGATGTATTGCGTTAATAGTTTGATATATTTTTCCTTATTATACTCTTCATATACTTCAACTTCACTATTTTCACAAGACATAATGATGACAAATTTCTTTACTGATATCCCAGTAAGTTCGTAAAGCATACATGCATAAGCACAGCATTGTACAAAGTAACCATCAATCCATTCTCTAGGTTTTGGTTTTGCGGATGTTTTGAAGTCAATGATTGCTAGTTCACCGTTATATTCTGCAATACAATCTACGGTGCCTGCAATCCCCAAGTACTCACTATATAGGGATCTTTCAAGAGCGTAAATATTATTTATCTTTTTTAGTTCGTCCTTTGATAGGAGATATAAGAATTCTGATAGTGGTTGAACAGAACCAGAAGGCATCTCCTGATTATTAAGAAGGTTCTCAACAAGGGTGTGATAGTCAGTACCACGACTTGTTGCTTTCCTTGTAATGTTATTAGCTTTCTTTTCACCAACTCGTTTCCTCCATGCAGCAAACTTTTCACGACTAAAGTGAGAAGTTACTGAAGTAATAGATACAAGTTTTAGAAGTTCTTCTTTGTTGGGTACAGTGTAATACCTAACACCATCAATGGTTTCTCTACTCAATTTTGGTAGATCGATGTCAACGTGATTAAACATTATGAATTATGATAAGGGCATTGTGATCTTGCATCTTTGTCAAATAGAATTTGATTCATAAACTTGTGATCTTCAACAAGAATTTTACGTCTCTCATCCATTGCATCCATGTTTCTTTGAACGGATTCTTTTTTTATAAGAGAAACTTTATCATTCATGTTACCAGTATAGAATCTAACTCTATACAATGGATCATCCTTTTCAATATAAAGTTCCTCTTCAGGATTACAAATCTGTAATGCGAGTGAAGTTGTTCTAGGATGATTTGCAATATTAAACCATCCACCAATTGCAACAAAATTATTATTTGCAGCAGTATATGGATGATCTAAGAATTCAAACCACATATAATCATTCTCAAAGTCTGTCCAGAAGTATGAACAAGGGAATTTTAATTGAAGAACTGGAAGTTCATTGAACATATCATCCATGGAGAAATGAATATTCTCATCATCATATTCAGAATCATCTTTATAATCCTTTAGATTAATTTCTACAAGATCTTTATTATCAATTCTATATTGAAGATTATAATCTTCCATTTTCAAAGTGAAGTCGCATGGAGAATATCCAATGAATGTCCTGTTGAATCTATGTTTCCAAACAGGACAATCACTATAAGTGTAGTCTTTATGAATTGCTGAGTCTTCAGTTTTTATGGTATTGTTTTCATAATACTCTGGATCATAATATACTTTGTAGTTCATAGAATGTTCAATTCATTTTTTGCAAGAATATATTCTCTACAAAGACCAGATCTAACAATATCATCACAATCAAATTCTATGACATCCATTGAAGGCATGTTCTGTAGAATCTTCATGAAATCAACGATACCATTCTTCTCATTTGTTTTTTGTAGATCACTTTGAGTGGCATCACCGCAAAACATAATCTTGCAGTTATCACCAACTCTTGTAATTATACTATCAAGTTCGTGAAAATTCAAGTTCTGGAATTCGTCAATAAGAAGAATTGCATTATCAAATGTAGTACCACGGATAAATGAGGTACTCCAGAAACTGACTGTTCCCTGAGTTTTTAGATTACCATAGAGCATTTCAAACTCAGCATCAGAAGGCATTTGGAACATGTACTTGACCATGTTCTTGTATGGAATCTGATAAAGATTTGACTTGTCTTCATGATCACCAGGAAGGAAACCAATCTCTCGGGTTGCTACAAGAGATCTAATCACATACACCTTTTCATATGGTGTAAACTGATTCAGAACATCTTTAATTGCATTGAATAAGGTAACAAATGTCTTACCCGTACCAGCAGTTCCGTATGCAACAATATGCTTTCCTTCCTCATAAGACTTGAACAACTTCTTCTGATTTTCAGTAAGTGGTTCAATATTTAAAAGGTGATCACCATTGATCGGCTTCTTTCCTTTTAGTGCTTGATTACGATATTCTGAATGAATACCAACGTTATCATTACCCCTTTTCCTTCTAGCCATATCAGATCTTTAGATTTTGTGCTCCAGGTTGTTTTGATGCTTTTTCCAGAACTTCATTCCATCCTGGTTTTGATTTGACAAGTCTGTCTTTCCACTCACCAACTGGTTCTAGTCCCAATCCAGGTGAATTTTCTGGAGTATAGAATCGTTCCCAATTTGAGTTTTCAATTTTCCATTGGTCCCATTCGTGAATACTCATCTTCACTTCTTTAGTTTCACCAGTTTGTTTATTCTTAACGGGATATGTTGCCATGATTATCTCAGAGTGTAGTGTATTTAGATCTTAATCCAACGTTCGTTTGTGAGAGTCCATTCAACGACTTCACGGATACGGCCTCG